CTGTTAGTGGTTTAGGATCAACTAGTAATGCACATGGAGGATTATCTTAATGCCTAATTTTTCTGGAGTGTGGACTTTAAAAGAACATGGTGTGGCTATTAAAGGTGATAGGTGGCAAGCACCTCTTGATGTTACATCTCGTTTACTTAGATTTGGTGGTAGGCTTACTGGAGGTTCAGGAAATGACATTGTAGACATTAGGTTTGTTACTATTGCAACATTAGGTAATGAAGCTGATTTTGGAGATTTAACTGTTGGTAGGTCGCATTTTGGAGCTTTAAGTAATGCAACTAGAGCAGTAGCAGGTGGTGGATATGATGGTTCTAGTCAATCTAATGTTATGGATTATGTTAACCCAACTTCAGCAGGTGATGCTACAGACTTTGGAGATTTAACTTCAGCAAGAAGTTATACAGCAGGTTTAGCAAATGCTACAAGAGGTATATTTGCAGGTGGAGCTTCAACAAATATTATAGAATACATTACTATAGGTTCAGCTGGTAATGCTCAAGATTTTGGTGACTTAACTCAAGCTAGAGAGATTATGAACGCAGGAGCTAGTAGTACAACAAGAGGTGTATTTTTTGGGGGTAATACTTAATGGGTGTTCAAAATACTGTTGATTATATTACTATAGCTAGTGCAGGTAACGCTACTGATTTTGGTGACTTAACAGCAGCTAAAACAGGAGTAGCATCATGTGCAAGTCCTACTAGAGCTTTAGTTGGGGGTGGTTACAATGGGTCAGCAGAAGTTAATGTAATAGAATATTTTACGATAGCAAGCACAGGTAATGGCACAGACTTTGGAGATTTACGTTCAGAACATAGTGATGGTTATGCAGGTTCAACTCATACTAGGGGATTGTTTCAAGCTGATGCTGAGTTAAACTATGTTACCATTGCTTCTTTAGGTAATGCTGCTGATTTTGGTGATGTTGAAGATGGTACTAAAAGTGCAGGTGCTTCTAATGGGCATGGAGGATTAGCTTAATGGCAAGATACTTAGGTGGATTAATTACTAAAGATGAATCATTAGTTATTCCTGCTAATAACTTTGAAGATACTTCTGCTCCGGGAGTATGGACACTAGAAGAAGCTCAAGCTCTTAACAAGCAGGGTCTTTGGCCTACTGCAGGTGTTAGTGATCCTGATAAGTTTGTAGAAAATATATTTAGTTGTAATACTTATACAGGCACAGGAAGTGATCTTACAGTTACAACTGGTATTGATACTCTTAATGATGGTGGATTAATTTGGTTAAAAAGAAGAGATAGTAATGTTTCTCATGGTTTATTTGACACAGTAAGGGGAACTAATCAACAACTATTAAGTGATACTACTGGAGTTAATGAAAATGGTACACCAAGCAATAATAGAATGAAAGCTTTTTTAAATAATGGTTTTCAAGTTGGTGATGGAGATTTTGGTGGTAATAATAATGAAGTCATAGCTTGGACATTTAAAAAAACACCGGGATTTTTTGATCTAGTTGGCTATGCAGGGAATGATACAGCAGGTAGAACTGTATCTCATAATCTTGGTGTAGCACCAGAATTAATGATTATTAAAAATAGAGATGCTGCAACAAGTTGGAGAGTTTATGTCAGTGCATTAGGAGAAGGAAAATCTCTTAATTTAAATGATAATAGTGCAGTAGGAAATAATGTATACTATTTAAACAATACAGCACCAACTTCTACACTTATTACACTTGGGCAAGATGATAGTACAAATGGTGGTTATCATCAATCTTTTGACTATATAGCTTATTTATTTGCTAGTGTTCCGGGTATTAGTAAAATAGGTACTCTTGATTTAGCAGGTGATAGTGCAGCAAGTGTAAATTTAGGATTTGAACCACAGTTTATACTTATGAAAGATTATGAATCTTCTTCCTCTTGGTATATATTTGATACATTACGAGGAATGAACCATGATTTTCGTGAAAATCTTTATCCAAATTTAAATAATGCAGCTGATATTACAACAACAGATGCTACCATATTTCCAACTGCAACTGGTTTTGAAATTACAACTAGTTTTGGTAATAATAAATATATCTACATGGCTATAGCCAAAGCACCAATGCAAACACCCACAAGTAGAGCTAGTGTGTTTGAAGTTGCTTATCAATCAGGTTCTTCATCAGGTAAACCAAATTTTAAAACTACGACTTTTCCAGTAGATTTATCACTAAGAACTGATGATTTAAGTGGTGGAGCAGGAACTTTTGTTCAAGATAGATTAAGAGGAACAAAAGCAGGATTAAGAACTCATGGTACTGATTCTGAAAGTTTTAATAACTCTGCTGAAGAGATGGATTTTACTAATGGTTATAATACGGATAGTGGGTCAGGAACTAATGTTATTGCTCATATGTGGAGAAGAGCACCCGGATATTTTGATATAGTTCCTTACACAGGAAATGGGTCAGATGGTAGAACTATCAATCATAGCTTGGGTGTAGTACCAGATATGATTTGGTTTAAAATACGGGAATCTGCAAGTGCAGCAATTAATTATGCAAGAGGTTGGGTTGTAACTTCACGTCATTTACCAAATGCAACTTCAACAAATGATACTACACTTTATTTAAATACAAATGCAGCAGAAGTTGATGAAGCAATTATGTATGATGTTGCTCCTACATCAACTGTATTTAGTGTTAGTTCTGATCCTCATGTTAATTTTCTTAATACTACTTATGTAGCTTATTTGTTTGCTAATCTTACAGGTATTAGTAAAATAGGAACATTTAGTCATACTAATGGTTCTAGCACAGATGTAGATTGTGGATTTAGTTCTGGTTCAAGATGGGTGCTTGTTAAAAGAACAGATTCTACTGGTAGTTGGTATGTTTGGGATTCACAGAGAGGTATTGGTTCTGGTAATGATCCTTATATATTACTAGATAGTAGTGCAGCACAAGAAACAAATCAAGACTACATTGACCCACTTAACAGTGGTTTTCAAATAGCTAGTGGATTTACAACTGGATCATACTTTTTTTACGCAATAGCAGCATAGGAGATAATAATGGGTTGGGTACGAGAGAGAAGCACAGGTAGGGTTATGACAGATATTACTTGGATAACAGAGAATAAATCTAAAAGACCACCACAACCTTTGACTACAGAGTTTATGGAACATAATCAACTTGATCCTGTGTTTGAAGGTAAAAGACCATCTATTACTCCTCCCTATCAAACAATAGTAGATGATGGAGTAGAGTATAAAACTGATGGTAAGTGGTATACTAAGTATAAAGTAGGTCCTATCTATAGTGACTATACAGATAAAGATGGTAAGACTATAACTGTAGAAACTCAAACTGCTGCTCACAAAGCAAGTGTAGATGCAAGAGTAGCTGAAGGAAACAGAAGTAAAAGAACTGCTTTACTTGCAGAGACAGATTACTTTGGTCTTTCAGATGTAACAATGGCAGACAACATGAAAACTTATAGACAAGCTCTAAGAGATTTACCAAAACATTCTAAATGGCCTCACTTAGCAGACAGTGATTGGCCTACTAAACCTTCATAGGAGAAATAATGGCACACAAGGTAGTAAAATATAGATTGACAGCAGATGGTACAATACCAACTTTCTTAAAGTTTGGTGTACCTCAAGGAACAGGTGGTATGTTTCCTGTTAAAGATAGTACAGCTAGTCCAAGAGATTATGTGATGATTGGTATTGCAGATGATGGAGCAGATATATCTAGCTCTGAAGGTGAGATTACAAGTAAAGATGCTTTGACTACATATCTTACTAGTGTAAGTAGTGGTCAAGGTTGGAAGCAAATAGCGTCAGATGGAATTACAGAAGAAGATTTTGTACCTGCAACTCATGCTACAAGAATATGGAATGATTTAACAACATTGAATGGTGGATAATTTGAAAACTGATTTAGTAGTAAAAGATATACAGAATGCCTTGGTTGAAGTAAAACCAGAATATAAAACTATGTTAAAGAACATAGATGAAAAAATGCCTGTTATACAAGAAGCATCTAGTAATTTTCATAAGTCACACTCACAGTTTATGGGTGTAACACTTGATGTTACTGCTATTACTCCTGTTCGTTCTATTAAACATACACTAGCAGAAGTTAATAAAACAAAAAATGCCTTGCAAGAAGCTCACATTAAAATGCAAAAGAAAGCTGTAGAACTAAAGATGAAACAGCGTGAGTTACTTGAGTGTCAAGATGATCTTGAAAGAGAGATGTTAGAGATAGAAATACTGGAGATACAAACACACTCTGTTAATGCACAAGATGCTGTACAGGGTGCAATACGTAAGATGAACTTCTTTGTCAATCAATATCAATCCCTTCTTAAACATCTAGGAGTAGATGAGATTACAGAAGAGATGTATGAGAGAGAAGAAAATAGATACCATATAATGACAGCTATGAAGCAAGCCTTGACAAGTTCTAGACCTAGAGGTGGTATTATAGATGAAGGTAACATGATCTATCTCTTTGATTTAGGTATTAGTGGTGCTCAAGCACAGGCTGAAGTATTTGCTTATCTTAATACAGAAAATGAATTAATGAAAGAAGGTAAAGCACCTACACATGAGATGACTATGCGTTGGCTAGAAGCTTGTGCAGATAAGTGGGAAGGTGATCCACAAAAGTTTGCAGAACGCAGAGGTTTTACTCTTCTTGATAAGCAGTCATTAACTAATACTAAGAAGATAGAGAGTAAGACAAAGCACTAATGTTTGATCCAATCACAATAGGAGCTTGTTTAACAACAGCAAGTACTGCATTTGCAGGATTAAAAAAAGCCTTTCAAGCAGGTCGTGATATAGAACAGATG